GCGCGCGTGTCTGTATTTTCAATTACAGGACAGTTATCAGCATCTAAAAGACCTTCCCATTTTTCTACTAATTGAGTTGTAGTTTGTACGTTCATATTTTAATACCTTTTTTTTAATTTAAATTTAAATTTTATTTAATAATACGCTAAGAATTACTTAGCTTCTCTGCGCAGCCGCTATGTAAGCCTGCATATTACGTTGTTCTTGAGTTATAACAATTTCGTCTTCTGAAGTATCTTCTGATAACATATGATACTCTTCACATCCATTGTCTGTAATATTTGTTGTAATTGGTTTTGATTCTGTAACCATATCAACAATACTATGTATCTTATCTGAATATTCAGATTCATTAAGTGTTAACTTGTTAGAAATGTTACTAACACGTTCACGCTGCGACATTGTTAAATCTTTAGTAGATTCATTGAAGTGCATTTTTTTATTTGTGGCACTTAATTCTTCTTTTAATTCATTAACTTTGTCTAGTAGAGCATCTATAGTAGATTCACTCTCACTTAGATCTTCTTCCAATTCATTAACTACGTTAATTGATTCTGGAAGTTCTAAATTATGTTTTTCGAATACTGTTCTTAAATCACCAACTAATGAATCTAATAATTCTTCTTTGATAGAAGTTTCTATTGTTTCCATATTGTTATTTATATATGATTCAGCTACGTAATCTATATATTTATTTAATTTTTCTTCTGTTTCTGATAAACGTGCTTCAACTAAATCATTCATGTTTTCATTAACATATTCACAATAAGCAGCAGCGTTATTGTCCATTGTTTCTTGAAATTCTAAGAAACCATTATCTACAAATTTTATATATTCTTCAGCTTTTTCTGATAAATATTTACTATACGCTTCAGCTTGTTCATCTAATTGTGTTGTTTTAGCTTTACGTTCAGCTTTAATTTCTTCGTTAATATACGTTTTATAATTAGTAACATTTTCTTCTAACGCTACTTGTTCATTAGTAATTTCAATTTCAACACTTTCAATTAACTCTTCAGCCAATGACGTACCAAATTTGATTATTAATGATTCTGTAACATCAGCAAAATCTTTTTGAACTGATTCTGTTAAAGTTGATTCACCTAGAATACTAGATATTTCTGTTTTATATTCTGTGCCATTAGCAAGTTTCGCCGCTAGCATCTCTTGTAACTTATTTTTAATGCTCATTTAAATACCTTTTTAATTATACAAGGCTACATTTGCCATGTGATTGATAAAAATTATAATAATTGCTTTCTACGTACATATTTATATACGCAAAAAATTATAATAAACTTTTTAATTTTTCAGTTAATGATGTAAAAGCTACATTATTATTTAATTCTTCTTTAACAGCTTCATTTGTATATGCATCAACATATGCCTCGGGTGCACTTGGCCCCCATACTACATCAACACCTACAGTTAATTTAAATCCGTCTTGAACTTCATTAATACCATTAACTGATTTAACACGACCTAAACCACGTGACGATACACCTGGAACCCAGCCGCCTTCTATTAATGATTTTACAATTTTTCCATTTGGAGTATCTAATACCCGAGCTCTACCCATTACATCGTTGCCAGCAAAATATAATTCTTCGATTATGATAGCAGCTTCTTTTGGATCTGGTGTAGATCGTGTAGGATGATTAAGTTCACCTAATGCTTGATTTTTGTTTACTTGAGTATTTATATACTCATTTACTGCATGTTCTAAAACATGTTTAGGATATATACGGCCATTACCATTAATTTTTTCTGCTTGCATAAATACGCCAGAAATAAATGTTCCGGGTTTATCACCTTTTTTTTCATCAATTTGTATGCTATTATTTATATCAGTATTTAATGAAGGTTGACCCCAACATTCTATTAATAAGTCGTTTTCTGTTAATATATTATGCATAATTAATACCCTGCTTGATCACGTTTTTTTAAAGCTTTTTTACGCTTTTTTTGTGTTTTTCGTTGTCCAGCAACATCACGTTTTTTAGTTTTTGCTGCTTTACGAGCAATTTTTTTACGGTCAGCTTTTGATAAAGATGAGTTTTGATTAGCTTGTCGCTTACGAGTATCGGCATCTTTCTTTTTAACACGGCCACCTGTTGAATCAAACGATGTAACTATTTTTTCTTCTAAATCAGATTCATTATTTTCAATGATTGTATTCATTGTTAATTACCTTTAATTAAATTTATTTAATACCTAATGTCTTACCGGTAACGTATAAATCAGTTGATGGATCAAAAAACATATCTTGTTTAGGATCATAATAATATTTAATTTTTTTTGGTGACATATAAGGCCCTTCCATTCCTTTAATATTTTCCTTCAGATGCTTTTTGTTAACTTTTAAATCTGATTCATCATCATCATCTGCGTCCGGTTCATCACTTGGCCCTTTATTGTTATCTTTCTTATCAATTTTTTTAATTTCCTTTTCATCACCAATTAAATCGGCACCTTCAGATAATTTATAATCGTTAGCAATATCGAGACGTAATTCTTCTTTTAGCTCGGCAACTCGAGTGTTAATTGCTTCTTGAAATTTCACAGAAAAATCTGTAAGATTTCCATTTTCAATTAATCCCCTTAATATTTTTTTTGTCATTATTTTTTCCTTTGCTTTGTTGTATTTATATGAGAAAAATCTACTTAATAAAAATTGTTAATTATTAGAAATCATCATCGGGTTTGGTAATATCACCGGCTTTAATTTCTGCTTTAATTTGAGCTCTTTCATGAGCAATTTCTTCTTCTGTCATTTCTAATATATTAGTATAAATATATTGTTTACTTATGTACTTGCCACACCATTCATCAGCATCACGTAATAATGACAATTTACCTTGAAACTCTTCATTACGTTTTGAATTTTCTATATATGAATCTTTATTGAATATTAATTTAATATTTTCTCTATTTATCTTCCATTCTGATTCAGTTATAATACGTTTAACTAATACTTGATGTAATAAAGGATCTAATATAATTTCCTCAAATTTAACTTGAAGTCGTCTAACAAATTTAACAAAATTTAATTCATCTCTATCCATTTCTGTTATGTTGTTACCAAACATAGCAGGTGCTGTAGTATCATCACGTACACGAGATTTAGGTAATCTCATTGCTTTATACAATTTACGATTGAAATACTCTATATCTTCTATTTCACCTAAATTTTGACCACTTGGCAATGTTGAAACTTCAGTTCCTTTTGAACCATCACGTCTTGGTAAATATATATCTTCCATCATTGACATAGCAGAAGTAGTATTTTTAATTTTACCTGATGAAGAATCATATACAATACGATTTTTCATATTAGCCATAATATCATTTACATATTGTTTAGCTTTTGCGTTAGGTAACCCACCTACATCTACATAAAATACTCTACGTTCAGGTGCTCGAGCTAGTCGATATATTACTAATGCATCTTCTAACATTTTAAGTTGATTAGTTACTTTTATAGCACGATGTAAATACCCAATTACATTCTTTTGATTAGTCGCATCTACTAAACCACTTGGAACATATGTGATAGATTCCCTTGGTAATTCCAATGGTTCACTACCGGTTAAACCGTATGTTGATATGTTATTGCCATTAGATAAATTAGGTGTATATTTATAAAATTCTTTAAACCCAACATAAATATCATTTGTACCTTCAGATTTTTTTTGTACTTCTCTATATAATGACATATTAACAGGTTCAATAACACGTAATTCTGTTAATTCTTTTGATTTAGGGTCAATAATTTTATGTATATAGATTCTAGAATCTATGTACCATTTCTTGAATAAATATGACCCAAAACGTCTGAAATTATATAATTTAAGAATATAATTAAATTCATCTTGAATTTTTTCTTTTATATTTTCACTAAAATTTGTATTTTCTAAATTAAGTACAACTGCGCTTTTATCATCTTCTTCAACTATTGCTTCATCAACTATTTGCTGGATAGCATCATCAACTTCATGATATTCAGCAACTGATCTATATGTATTTATAAGTTGTTTTGTTGATTCAATTGTTAACCCGTAATCATCAGCGTAACGAGCATATGAAGCAGTTCCATGAGGAGAATCAGCATCAACAACTATATTTTTAGCACCTGAAAAATCTTCCTGTGGAGCGAATGAAACTCGTGGGTTACGGAGTTGAACTTTTATATCTTTCTCTGCACCTTTTTGCCACCAACTCAACCAATCCATCATTCCTGCCATAATTTAAAACCTCTCAATGTATTTTACATATAGTTATATATAAGGGGAATTCCCCTTATATTTTTTATATTTTTAAACAATATATTTTAATTAACTAGTTCTAGTTACAAAATCAATCGCAAATGTAATTTCAAATGTTTGCAATTCATCGTTAGAATCCCAATCAAATGCAACTTCACCTATGTTAGTTGGCCAAATTTGTTCTATAGTATATCCAGCAGTTTCAACACCATTACGGTCGAACTGTGTAACTATTGCAGTATTTTTGTATACATCTGGAGTAGAACCTGATATTGCAGTACCTGTACCCACACATAAGCTTTGCCATTCAATAAATGCTTCTCGAGATGTATGTCCATCATCGTTGTATACAGTTACATTCCATTCATCGTATGTACGATCTCCTGCAATTTTAATTTTTCTATTTTGGTAACCTAATTCGATTACACCTACAACACCTGCTGGTATGTTTGCTGCTTTACAACGAAATTTAAAGTTTTTATCCAACGTTGGGATATTTACTTCAAATAAGTTACCGCGAGCAAAATCACCTGAGCTAAATGCTGATTTAATTCCGTTAATGTCCAATGCCATTATGTTATTCCTCTTTTAATTCATTAAGT